AAGATGCAACTACACCCCAAACAAATATTGCGTTGCCATCTAATTTCCCTGCGTCAAATGATCCAAGTATATCTAAAGGAGTTGATAAATTTGCTGGGGGATATAAGAAACAACCTAATATTATTTTGGAAAAGGAATAGTAGGGAAATTGTATAATATTATAAAGAAACATAACTATGGACATATAAACTAACTGAAAGTCTTCCTAAAGTTTGACTTGTCAACTGAACTTCGTGCCACCCAGATGTGGTTACCCAATTTTTTAACTCAAGATTATTTTGGTCTGTATTATAATGTAGACCACCATTCGAGAGTCGTAAAACTCCATCAACTAATATATCCACGTTACTTGCGATGCTATCTGATTCGTAAATTGAGTAAATAATCGGATGGGTGTGGCTGGGAACGGAAACAGTGTGACTATGGCTAGGATAGGTAACACTGTGAGAATGCGAACCGTTATTTACTGTATGGCTATGATATAGGTCGGTAAAATCAATATCTGACCGATGAGCATGAGTAGCATAGAGATCAATGGCAGTACTTGGGGTTGGAGGCCCAGAAAAGACACTTATACCGTTGAAACCAACAGAGCTACTTGATGTAGTACCGCCACTGTAAGAAGAACTTGTTTGAGCACCACCTCCACCTTCTGAACTTGTAGAAGATGTTGCTCCGCCACTATCAGCACCAGTTTCATAAGCTCTGAATTTTTCCAAAGTAAAAGCAAGTTTTACACTTCTAACCTCTAATACGTCATCACTTATATAAAATTTAATTTTAACTGGGTAGGACGCGTTCAAATTTTCTGAGATAGTACATGCGGTATCAGAATTAACAATTCCATTAGAAATTACAGTAACACCACTTGGATTTATAAGTTTAAGACCATACAAACTTCCATCCTGCAAATCACTAATATCTCCCAATTTTACTCGCTCAGTTATTTTATCTGCATCAAAAACAGTGATTGCTTTGCCATTTATCCTAATAATTCCATCACTAGTTTCAATTATTAATTTTTCTCCGACCAGCAATTTGCCGATTATATTTTCTGCATACACACCCATAGCATTGATGGCAAGCGATACAGTTTCTCCTCCATCTTCAGAAAGTAAAATTGAACCATGATTTATCCTGATTAAATGCATCGGAGAAGCAGGATCAAATACAGTTATTCCTCGCCTATTTACAACTACAGATTCATTATTTCCTGATACAATTGTCTGATTCGCAGTCTTTAAACTGTTCTTTAAAAAATCGCTCAGTTCAAAAGCAACTTGATCTACACTATTCCAAGTATTAGAATTTACCTGAACCACATTACTTGTAGAAATAGACTTATACAAGTCATTTATGAATTTTTGTTCGTCAGTAATAATCTCTTGTGTATCTGAAACAGTTAAAGAAATACTGCCGTCTTCGTGATTAAGTTGAAACTCAGTAATTTTTGCTTGTATATTTATATCCAGTTTATCATAATAAACAGAAATTGTATCTCCTAAATTTAATTTGTCCCATTTTTTTTGTTCTTCTAATATGTCTAGAAAACTAACCATATCAATTTTTACTGAAATTTGAGGGGTACGTATTTTATTGAATTCAATTATTGACGCATCGTACAATTCTTGTACGTCGAAATAATTATCATTTTGCCAATCCTTCTCCAAAACAAATTGTGTACGCTCTCTAATTTCAGCTAAAGTAAAATTATTAGCAACATTTAACAAAGTTTGTAATGCTGTTATTTGTGCATTTATAGCCGTAATACTAACATTGGTTGCAACTATTTCTGCATTTTTAGTATCCATTAATATTTGTTGACTATGCATTTGAGCAACTAAAACAACTGCTTCTGCGATAGCAATAGCTCCTAGTGTAGATTGAGCTATGTCTAAATTATCAGTGATTACATTCATTGCAATTTGAAGAACAGACAACTCATTTTGTTTAGTGATCAATAATTCTTGTGCTGTTTGAAGTTGAGTTAAGTAAGCAGAATAAACTCCCTTATTGGAGGCAATTAATATATCATATGCAATGAGTGATTTACATAATTCATTAGACATATAAGGGGATTCTGCTAAAACATTACCATTTGCATCTTGAACAAATCCTGCAATAAAATATGAAAAATCCTCTATATAATTTGAACCCATAGGATTTACAGCATTAATACTTAATCCATCTAATCCAGTTGGTCTAAACCTAGTTGCCATTTGAGCAGTATCGACTACTTCTTCTACCCCTCTTAGGAGATTTCCATATGATACTCTCAATCCTTTGTTTGTGCCAATGCTTTCAGGTTTATAAAATGATACGGTTCTTAGTTCAGTATCCCAAACAATAATGGCAACAAATGCTAAAGCAATTTCATTAATGAAATCTAAGATAGATTTATTATCTACTTTAAATGAACGATAAATTAAATTAAAAGAAGGATCGCAAAATCCTAAACTCCAGATGGTATCATTCTGCAAAATATCTTCTATAATTCTCTGAAGGTTATATGAAATTGCTTCTAGACTTCTAATATTTTTAAATGACAACTCAAATGGAATGGAAAAACAATGGATATTTTTAACATCACCGCTATCACTCATTGATTTTGTAGGTTGATTAATAATAAACCATTCAACCATAGTTCCACAAACATACTTAACCAAGTAAAAATCTTTTAATTTATCTAAGTTAGGATTGCGAATTAATTTATGATGTGATTCAATTTGTACTGGGACTGAAAAAATTAATTCGGATATTCCTCCTAACTTAGGGGAATAAGTTATACCATGTGCATCATTCAAAACACAAATAACTTCCTTACTGGGTCTTGCTAAATATAACTTCGCCTTTGGTGTAGTTTTTGATATATCTATTACTTGAAGCATTAATTATATCACCCCTTTTATAAGAGTATTTTGTAATATTGTTTCTATGTTATTAAAATCATAGTACCAGATTTCTAAAAAGTTATAACCATAAGACAAAGTATATTCCTTCTTGCGTTTATCGTGTTCGACTTGAATTTCAAACGCTTTTTTATTTTTATGAAATCCCTTAACATATTTCTCGTGTTGTAAACCCTGATATTCTATAAGCAGATTGTATTCTGGTAAGTAAAAATCATAAGATAGCAACCCATTCCCCACACCAAGTAATCCATCAAAGGATTTTTGCGGAACTATATATTTATCTGACTCATTTTTTATGGTAATTAATGCAGTTAATTCTTTATATTCTTCTTCAAAAACAGAAATAAATCCTCTATTTTTTAGATATAAGGAAACTCTCTTTTCTCCTTTCGATTCACTGCATATGGGGCAACCAGTCTTATAATAACTACTGTTCCTATTTAAAATAGTTGCTTTCCATTCATGATTAAGATTAACAGAACATTTCCACCAAACAGATACTCCACTGGAAGGACAATAGTCTTCAGGAATTTTTATATTTTTATTATAATTCCACTCGTATGCTAATTTTGGATTACAAACCAATAAATTATAATCTTCCGATGGTATTTTGTGAGAGCAATACGGACAACCGTTTTTAGTAGCTCTATTCCTATTAACTACAGATGAACACCACTCATGTTTAGGGTTATCTTTACATTGCCACCATATTTTCTTGTGACTACCATGAGTGACATCATATGGAGTTAAATCACCATTCTTAGTTGGATGCCACTCTTTTGCAAGTTCTGGATTAAGAGTAGCTAAGCAATTAGATATTCCTACTTGCATCCCATGACAATATCCACAACCTTTACCGTGATAAATATTATTCCATATTGCTGAAAATATTTCCCCACAATTATCTAACAAACATTTCCATTTCAAATATTTGTTATTGTTCTCATATTTATTACTTATTAATTCGAATGGTTTTTTATTTAATATACACCATAATTTTATATTTTCTAATGTAAAAGGATTAGATATATGAAAAGCTGACGAGCTACCATGGTTTTTTATATTATCCAAAGAAACGAAATATGTATAACCATTATTATCTCGTAATATTAATTTTTCTTTATTATTTCTATACTTATCACTAAGTAATGTGAATCCTAACTTGCCAATATTGGATCTTACCTCTTCTATAGTAAACCTATTATTTTTACGCAATATTTACAACTCCTCAAAATAACACCTCACCTAAAAAAGAATATATAAAATAGAGCAGAAGTGGAGGTACACTTATCGGTTGGCAAATTACTCCAACCTATCTGCTCTAAAAATAAACTTATATATTAAACCATCCAAATGCCTATACCAAGCAATAACCAACTGAATATGTTGTAGAGTTAGCATTATTATGAGACACAGTAATTCTAAATGTCTTT